TCTTACCTGTCATTTGTCCCATACTAATATGATCACCAATATGTTCAGCAATGGCAATAATTGCCAAGGGACTAATTGCTAAAATTGCTGGGACAATATTACTTGCTTTTAAATCTCAAATTTTTTTAAAAGAAGGATATCACTGTCATTGACTTGGGTCACTAATTTTTGAAGTGTCTAAAATATGATATTGAGTTCCAATTGCAAAATGCAAAATAACACATAATAAATAACCCATTATAACCCCAATAATAACTAGTACTACTTTTGCAAATCCCTTACATTTTAAAGCAATAATTGCCGTTACCAAAAAAGTAAAAACTGCAATCCCAATTCCAATTCAATGTGAATAACTTTCTTTTCAAGCTGCTGGATTAAATCCAGTATTATTAATAGCACTCGGAGCAACTGACATTCCAATAATAATAATTAATGGTCCAACAATAACTGCTGGCAATAGTCGTTCTAAAAATTTATTACCAATAAAATATACTAAAACTCCAAATGTAATATAAATAACTCCAACCATCATTACGGCAATAAAAATAGCATTTCCATACAAAGGATAACAAACCCCCATTGCTCCAATATAGGCAAATGAACTTCCTAAATACATTGGCACTTTTGCTGCCGTAATGGCAATGTAAATTAATGTTCCAACACCCGAGCAAAATAAAGCCATTGAAATATTCATAACTTCAACACCAGCTGTTTGATTAATAATCAACGGCACTAACACTGTGGAACCAAACATTGCAAAAACATGTTGCAAGGATAAAATTGATCATTAGACTTCTTGCATTACTTGTTAAAAAATTGCAAATATTTGTAAAAAAGATACTAATAGAAAAATATAATTTTAATTAATTATGTTTTTTATTTAAAAATTTAATATTTTTCCACAACGAAAAATTAATTTATTATTTAAATTATTTAATTTTAAATAAATATTTTATGTTAAATATAATAATTGTAAATTATAAATTGAGGCAATTAAATTAAATCTTAAACCAAATCTTTTTCTTCGATTACGATATTTTTCTGTAATAATTTTAAATTTTTTAAGAATAGCAAAAATATTTTCAATAATAATTCTCATTTTTGAAACTAGTCTATTATATTGCTTTTGTTCTTTGTTTAAAGGGTTTTTCTTTGTTTTCTTTGTAGGTATTAGAACATTATTGTGATTTTTTTGTATTCCTTGATAACCACTATCAACTATTAATTTGGTATTTTTTAAAATTGGGATTTTTGATTCTTTAAATAAAGCATAATCATGTTTTTTTCCGAGCGAAAAACTTGTTGCAATAATTTTTTTGGTTTCTTGTTCGATAATTACTTGTGTTTTGATCGTGTGTTTTTTCTTTTTACCATGTAAATTGTAAATGCCAAACCATAAAAAGTTAACTATCAATTTAGTTAACTTTTTTAAGTTAGTTTTAAGGAGTTGAAATTATGCAAACAAAGCAATATTTGATTTTGCGGTCGTTAGTGAAAAAGTACGGTAAAGATAATGTTATTAATACTGTCAATAAGATTGCAAAAGATATTGAAATTAAAAAGTAAAAGAATAAATTATTCCGCGTAATTTATTAGCGGATAATTTATTCAATAATGTTTTTTAATGGAGCAAAGCGACAACGAGCGGAGCGAGTTTGCAAATTTCAATTTTTTAATTTATTGAAAGGAGATATATTATGCCCGGTTGATTAACGACAATATTTAGTGTTGTTATTATATTAGGTATTTTTGCTTGAATTGGTTTATCGATTTATCAAAAAATTCGTCAAATTCGAGGAAAGAAAAAAGATAAAAAAGAAATTGAAAGTAAGGAGGATAAAAAATAATGTTAGGTATGTATTTAACAACAGCGGTTAATTTTTTAGCAGCAGATACGCCTACTATTTCAGATGGAATGGGTTCTATTTGAAGTGGATTAGGACAAGCAATGATGAAAGTTAAAGAAGCAATTTATGCTGTATTACCACAATTAATGACCTTTTTAGGTGATGCGTGAATTATTTTAATTCCATTTGGTATTTTTGTTATCATTAAGATTTTAAACTTTTTCCGTGTTATGGTTAAAGGATTTTAATATTTATTATAACTAATTATTTGTATTAGTTAAGGCACACTAGTTTATTTATATTTTATTAATTTATTATTTTATATAACTATTATTTTAAACTTAATAGTATTTTTCAGTGTGCCAATTTTTATCATTTTTATATTTAACAATGTTTATTAACAGTGTTTATTTAACAATAGATAAGCAATATTTAACAATATTTATAACATTGTTAATTAGAAACAATGTTTATTAAGGAGTTGATAAAATTGAGTAATTTTGTTAAGAAAAATCAAAATGTAGAAAATTATTTTATTCGTAAAGAATTGATAGTTTTTGAAACAGAAAAAGCAAGTTTTATAAATTTACCTAATCATAATCGCCATATTTGTTTTTGATTGAGTAATAAGTTTATTTATCCGAGTGAAAAACACTCAGAACAAGTAGCAATCGGTTTGATTTATGATAATTCTTATCCTATTGTAAAATATGATGAAAATTTAAAACGTCATGTATGAAAGTATTTAACTGGAACAGAATTAATAAATTTATACAATCAATATAAACAAAATTATTTTACACAAATGAAAAAAGCTTTATTTCAAAATGAACCTAAAAAAGTAAAAACGACTAACAATAATTTAACAAATTGAAGTGATGAAAAAGAACAACAATTAATTAAAGACCTAGAAAGTTTAAATTAAATGAGTTTATATGACTATTGAGTTCAATTTGTTAGTTATATTATTGGTTCAAATGCCCCTGAATTTTTATATGTTATATCTTTTGTATTATTTATTGTTTTATTTTTTGGAATATTTTTTAAACTTATTCAAAAAATGTGGAGTTTTTAAAAATGCAAAATGATTGAGAAAAATTAAAAGAGTTTTTTATTCATATATTTTTGTTTATTGACAAATTTAACGTTGAAAGTATTACAACTTGAAATTTAACACAAAATGAATATTTAACTCTTATGATTGGTATTTGAATTGTAATTTTATTTTTAACGTGGTTTTTATTGTGAATGGTTTTTAAAATAGTTAGTTGTTTTAAATAATTAAATTTTGTTATTATTATGGTTTTCTCTCCCCACAAAATTTTAAAATCTTTTTTTGAATATAATATATATTTTTATTATGAATGCAATAATTATTAATATAAATAATGTTGTAAAAAATATTTCTTTTGCATTTATTTGACTAATATTTTTAAATATTCATTTTACAAAATTAATTGTAGTAATTAATTTCTCGATAGGATTGATTAAAAAGTTTATAATTCCAATAATAGGCAATAATATTGAAATTATTTTTAAAATTTTCTTAATTTTTATCACTTTCTTTTTTGATTTGTGGGGAGAGAAAACCATAATAATACTAGTTTAATTATAAATAACTATTGGAGGTAAAATGAAAAAGTTCATATTTTTCTTAAAAAATTATTGTTATATTAGTGGTTCAATGATTTTGTTTAGTTTAATTGATTTATTACTTTGGATAATTTCATTAAATTATACTGGTTTAATATTTTGATTATTATTTGCTTTACAATGTGTTTATTTTGTTTGATGAGTATGAAAAAACATATTTTATCAGTTGAATGCTTTTCGGTTAGTTAATTTTGTTTGAGATAATCCGTTATCGGTAATTATTGGTAAGTTAGGAACGGGTAAAACTTTACTTTTAACTTATTTATCACAAACTATGAAATTATTAACAGATAAGATTTATATTAATTATCCGTTAGAAGATGATAAAGTTAAGGTTTTAACATTTAAAAATTTAGATTTTACAGATAGAACAAAACCGGTTCCTCCTGATGATAGTGTTATTTTATTTGATGAAAGTTATTTATATATTGATGGAACTAGTCCCCACGATGAGAAAAAAGTTCATAGTGGTAAGATTCCGTGAATTGTTTTAGCAAGACATTTTGGTAATCGTGCTTTGTTTACTGCTCAGCGTGAGGGTATGATTTGGAACAATATTCGGCAATTAGCAAGTGGTATTATTATTCCAATTTCATTGAAAAAACCTATTGTTAAAAAAGGATTTAATTTTTTTAATCGTTTCTTTATTATGCGAATTGGTATTTTTCAAGATATTACGGATTATGAAATTTGAAAGACAAAATCAGTAGAACGAACAGCAGAAGGTAAACGAGCAAAACATAAATCTGATGTTGGTTTAGGAATCGGGTTTTTTAAGATAATTATTACGTTAGAATTTGCACAGAAATATGATAGTCAATGATTAAAGTTTGTTCGTGATTTAAAAAATGATGAAATAGTTAATAAAAAAGAATATTATTGGTCAGAAATTACTAAATTAAGTGTTAAAGAGCGTTTAACATTGTTTGATATTGATATTTTGAAAAAGAATTTAAAACCTAAAAAAGAAAAAGGAAGTGGTAAAGATGATTAATTTATTATCAGAAAGTAGTAATTGAGATAAAATTTTTAGTTTTATTTTTGATGTATTTTTGTTTATTTTTGATGTAATTTGAAATACTAAATTGCCAATGACAAATACAACAATTGCTTATTTTATTATCTTTTTTATGGTTGTTAAGTTATCGATTTATGCTATTCACGGAACAAGAACCCAATATAACGAATTAGGTTCAACAGTACAAACGGGGGTATCAAATATTTATTCTACGACTGCTCGTGGAGTATCAGATACTAAACAAGGTATGCAAAAACATTTTAAAGAGCGTAAACAGTTTAAAATTAATCGTAATAAACAACAATTATCAAGTTTAGCAAAACAAGCAAAAACAAGAGAACAAGGATATCGGAGAGTGAATAAATAATGATTAGATTAGTTTTATTGGTTGCGGCAATCGCTATTTTTGGTACTGGTTTTATTACGGTGATTATAAATCAATTAACATCAGCAAAAAATATCATTATGGATTTATATAACTCAGATACTTTTTTACTTTCTTTATTTGGTAAAATGGCAATTTTGTTTAGTCATCCGTTAATGCTTACAATATCAAGTTTATATATTTTAGGTTTTATTGTTTCAAAAACATTATATAGTTAGGAGTTGAATTTATGGATAATAAAAATGAAAAGAAACAAAAAGAAAATGGTTTATTTATTTCTTGGGTTGATTTAATTTTGTATCTTGTTATAAGTTTTTTGTTAACCCTTATATGTGTATTAGATACAGTTTCAACTATTGATGAATTAAAAGAGAAATATGCTGGTATAAATGGTTATATAATTTATGGTTTATGATTTGATATATTATGATATATTTTAGTAATTCATTATTTTTATGGTTATTTATTTAATCAAATTATTAAATTAATAAAAGAAAATAAAAAAGATAAGGTGGTAAAGAATAATGCGTAAGTCATTATCTTTATTTGCGATATCTATTTTAGGTATTTTAGGTTTAATTATTCCATTTATTACTTTAACAGCATTTAAACCCTTAAATCAGCAGAATTATACTGTTAATCAACAAACAACGGGAATGAATGAAACTGATTTTATTAATACAATGTTTTTACGCAGTAGTTTTTTTGAAAACTGGTCAGAAACAAATTATTTTATTAACCCAACTTTAAAAACATTACAAACATTAACTTATAATGATAAATGATATTTAGACTTTTTAAAGGATAGTTATTCAACTGGGATTTCATTTGATAAGCCTAGTGATGAGTTTATGGATTTATATAAAAATTGAGATACTTATGCTAAACAATATAATATTGATAAATTTTATGATGTGGATAAGAAACAATTTTTAAAAGAATTAACTAATTTCTTTTATTCATTTGCTAAGTATTTTAATACTGTTGAAGTTATTAATAAATTAGAAAAAAGTGTTGATAATTTACAACAAGTTAATTTAAAATTTCAAAATTGAAAGTTAATCCCATTAGATAAATTAAATAGGAATCCAGATAATAAATGATATATTGGAATTGTAAAAAAGAAACAAAATGATAATTTTTCTATTATAAAATTTAATTTTTCAAATAAATTAATTTGAGATAATAGTGGAGTACCTTATCATATTATTAATGGTGTATGATATCTTTTTAAATCATATTATTGTTGAGATGGTTTAAATGAACCTGAAACGCCAAAAATAGATATTAATGACAATCCAATTTTTTGAACTGATGATGAATATCAAAATATTCGTTCTTTTTTATTAAAATATATTAATGCTATTGTGCAAGAAAATATTAGAGTTCAGCAAGGTGGTAATCCTGATTATGATGACTCAAATTTAGGTAGTCAAAGAATAATATTTGATTTTAAAATTATTAATAATATGGAAAAATTAGATTGAAAACCTGATGTTATTTTAACTAGAAAATCAATTTATCGGATGATTTTAACAATTGATGAAAATAAAAATATTGTTGCAGGTAGTTTAGAATTAACACATTTTAAACAATATTGGGATGGTAATAATGCAAATAGTTATCGGTATACTGATGATTTAGGTTTTTTATTTTCTTTCATAAAAGAAAAAGAAGATACTTTTAATTTTAGTGCTGAAACTTATAATTATTATCGAGGTAATACTCCCAATACTGGTAAAATTGTTTTTTGGAATGGCAAGGGTTTTTTGGACAAATTTTATGTAGAGTAAAGATTTTTATATTCAATTGGTGTTAAATAATTTAATTTGCTGTGAATTCGTACATTATTGTATCAATTAACATAGTCAAATAATTCTAATTTAAATTGTTCAATATTTTTAAATTTTCTGTTTTTAATTAATTCTGTTTTTAAAATTTTATAGGTTGATTCAGAAACAGCATTATCATAAGGACAGCCTGGTTTACTATAAGATTTTGCAACATTGTTTTTAGCTAAAAGATTGTAAATGATATTGTTATTAAATTCGCTGCCTTGATCAGTATGAAATATTTTAATATTATCTAAAGAAAAACTAAGCTTTTTAAAAGTATTTTCAACTAATTTGGCATCTTTATGAGAACTAACATCATAACCAATAACTTCACGATTAAATAAATCAATTAGAAAGCACACATAATATCATTTGCTATTGATAGCAACTTGTGTTAAATCACTGACAACAACTTCATGTAGTTTATAATTATTAAATTCTTGATTTAACAAATTATGATATTTGTATATAGCGTTTTTGTTACTTTGATGTTTATATTTAAGTTTTGTATAATTGGAAATTAAGTTATATCTTTGCATTATTTTACTAATTTTTATTCGTGATAATAAAATATTTTGTTGTGCTAACATAACTTTAATTTTTCTTGTGCCATAATTTTTACGACTTTTTAAGAAAATACTGATAACAGCATTATCAATAGTATGGTTTGATTTAGGATTATTTGATTTCAATTGATAATAAAACGTTGATCTAGGAACTTTTAGTGTTTTGCATAAATTAGTAATTGCATATTTTTCTTTGTTGTTTTTAATAATTACTATTTTTTGCCTATTATCAGTGTGGCTTGCTTTAAAATATCATTTTCCATTCGTAATTGTTTAATTTCTTTTCTTAGATGAATTAGTTCATTTTCTTCTGGGCTTCGATTATCTTTTGCTTTAAATGAACCAGAATTATTGAATTCATAAATTCATTTTCAAACTGTTGATTTACCGACCTGATAGTCACTGGACAATTGTTTTGCTGTTTTACCTGTTTTATAAAGACTAACAATTTGTTGTTTAAATTCATCGGTATAATAGACTTCTTGCATTACTTGTTAAAAAATTGCAAATATTTGTAAAAAAGATACTAATAGAAAAATATAATTTTAATTAATTATGTTTTTTATTTAAAAATTTAATATTTTTCCACAACGAAAAATTAATTTATTATTTAAATTATTTAATTTTAAATAAATATTTTATGTTAAATATAATAATTGTAAATTATAAATTGAGGCAATTAAATTAAATCTTAAACCAAATCTTTTTCTTCGATTACGATATTTTTCTGTAATAATTTTAAATTTTTTAAGAATAGCAAAAATATTTTCAATAATAATTCTCATTTTTGAAACTAGTCTATTATATTGCTTTTGTTCTTTGTTTAAAGGGTTTTTCTTTGTTTTCTTTGTAGGTATTAGAACATTATTGTGATTTTTTTGTATTCCTTGATAACCACTATCAACTATTAATTTGGTATTTTTTAAAATTGGGATTTTTGATTCTTTAAATAAAGCATAATCATGTTTTTTTCCGAGCGAAAAACTTGTTGCAATAATTTTTTTGGTTTCTTGTTCGATAATTACTTGTGTTTTGATCGTGTGTTTTTTCTTTTTACCAGAATAAGATTGTTTTTGTCTTTTTTTGGGCGTTGGATTGGAGTTTCGGTAGCATCAATAATAATAGTTTTATCATTAAAATAATCATTTATTAGTGCTTTTTTACCAGCAAGTTGTTGAAAATCAGAGTTTTTAATTAAAATATCTTCAATTCACTTAATATTACGATAACAATTAGCCTCACTAATATCAAAACTTTTACCAAGATGAAAATAAGTCTGATATTCTCGTCAATATAATAAAGTCATCAATAATCTATTTTCTAATGATAATTTATTAGTTTTACCACCTTTTTTAAATTTTTCTATTTCAGCAACTTTTAAAATATCTAACATTTTATTAAAAGTGGATTTTTTTATTCCTGTTAATCTTAACCATTCTCTATCATTAAGAGTATTAAATTTATTATTGTTCATATTTTTATGTCCTCATAAATTATATTTTATAATAATATTTTAATAAAAAAGGGTATCGCAAGAAGTCTAATGATTCTTTGCCATAATTACACCTCCATTTATTAATTTAATTATAATCCTTACTCCACATTATTGTTGTCCAATTTATCTTAACCCATCCAAGCATTAGTTGAACGAATAAATAGAGATATAAGGCGATGATTTGGATCAAATGAACCTTTGATTAATATTCGTAGTAGATTAAAAAATGTTTTAAATATATTAAATACTACAATAAGACCTTGTTTAGAAAATTTTACATCAAAACAATATTTTAAAAAAATATTTGTTCATTAATTAGTTAATGTATATAATAAAAATAATAAAATTTATTAATTATTTTTGTGTTTAACAAATTATTTTCATCATTTTAATAATATAATTTGGATGGGTTAAGATAAATTGGACAACAATAATGTGGAGTAAGGATTATAATTAAATTAATAAATGGAGGTGTAATTATGGCAAAGAATCATTATACCGATGAATTTAAACAACAAATTGTTAGTCTTTATAAAACAGGTAAAACAGCAAAACAATTGTCCAGTGACTATCAGGTCGGTAAATCAACAGTTTGAAAATGAATTTATGAATTCAATAATTCTGGTTCATTTAAAGCAAAAGATAATCGAAGCCCAGAAGAAAATGAACTAATTCATCTAAGAAAAGAAATTAAACAATTACGAATGGAAAATGATATTTTAAAGCAAGCCACACTGATAATAGGCAAAAAATAGTAATTATTAAAAACAACAAAGAAAAATATGCAATTACTAATTTATGCAAAACACTAAAAGTTCCTAGATCAACGTTTTATTATCAATTGAAATCAAATAATCCTAAATCAAACCATACTATTGATAATGCTGTTATCAGTATTTTCTTAAAAAGTCGTAAAAATTATGGCACAAGAAAAATTAAAGTTATGTTAGCACAACAAAATATTTTATTATCACGAATAAAAATTAGTAAAATAATGCAAAGATATAACTTAATTTCCAATTATACAAAACTTAAATATAAACATCAAAGTAACAAAAACGCTATATACAAATATCATAATTTGTTAAATCAAGAATTTAATAATTATAAACTACATGAAGTTGTTGTCAGTGATTTAACACAAGTTGCTATCAATAGCAAATGATATTATGTGTGCTTTCTAATTGATTTATTTAATCGTGAAGTTATTGGTTATGATGTTAGTTCTCATAAAGATGCCAAATTAGTTGAAAATACTTTTAAAAAGCTTAGTTTTTCTTTAGATAATATTAAAATATTTCATACTGATCAAGGCAGCGAATTTAATAACAATATCATTTACAATCTTTTAGCTAAAAACAATGTTGCAAAATCTTATAGTAAACCAGGCTGTCCTTATGATAATGCTGTTTCTGAATCAAACTATAAAATTTTAAAAACAGAATTAATTAAAAACAGAAAATTTAAAAATATTGAACAATTTAAATTAGAATTATTTGACTATGTTAATTGATACAATAATGTACGAATTCACAGCAAATTAAATTATTTAACACCAATTGAATATAAAAATCTTTACTCTACATAAAATTTGTCCAAAAAACCCTTGCCATTCCAATTAGATTTTAGTAAAGGAGAAAAAATATATGTATGATAAAAATAACAAAATTATTGTAAAAATAACAAATATTACTCCCTATGGTGCTTTTTGTAGAGCAGAAAGAGCTGATGGTTTAATCCATATTAGTGAAGTTTCAGATTATTTTGTTAAAGAT